CGTCGCAGTGGTAGTAGCATTACCCAAAATGCTAATCAAATACTTACCATTGCGTCGAAGGACAATATCGGTAGATGTAACACTAACGACATTATCGACGATGCCCGTGTCACCGACAGCTGTATAAGAAGCAGGCAAAACACGGGTAACAGTACTCGCTGATGGATTGATCGCAGCGCCATCAAGGCGAACGACCTGTTCCTTCTGGGTGGTGTTGCCAACGGCAAAAGTGCCGTCAGCCTTACTAAGAACGGTAACCCCAGAAACAAATCCTGGGACACCACCGCCACCCAATACGGGCTTCATAAACTCTATGTCATAACTGACCCAGAGCTCACCCATAGTGGTGCCAGCCAAACCGGGCAAGCCGGTCGTGGCGACCTGAAACCTACCATAATCATAAAACCTACGATCATTGGTATCAGTGGTTTCATAAAAAGGGTCTCGAACGTATAAAACGTCGAGGCCGGAGTATTTAGGATCACACTCAATAGCGTGAACCAAACTCATGGACGGTTTGGTAGAAACAGCGAACTCGCTATTCTCCATCTCGATCTTAGTGATAAAAGCTCTATCAATCGAGTTGTAATTGGTAGCCATAACCACCGTGCCGAGGGAGCCCCCAGCAGTGATATCGCTACTCATGGTCTTGTAGGCAAAGACCATGCCATGAATTTTGTATTGACTATATTGTCTAGCCATAGTGGCCAGCCAAGGAAACAACACAGAATTCGCAGGGTTAATAAGAAACGACTGCAAATTAAAATCAGAAGGATTGGTAGGAACCACCAAATCCTTGATAAATTCACGGTGAGTGACCCTAATACTATGGTCGTTCTTCACAAACTGTGGTATCATGTCTACCGACGTAGATACCTTAGAAAGCGAATTAGCCCTGACGCTGTAATTACCGTAACCGGTAACTGCGGCAAGGCCGGCGCCCAAGCCCTTACCAGCAAGAGCGCCAAGGGGGCCATATTTAGCCCCCATCTGAGCACCCTTTCTAGCAAAGGCGCCCTTGGGGATGGAGCTAAGCGCTTGATCAAGCTTTTGCGCCATCCCGCGAAGATTAAAGGTCGCGTAATTACCACGACCCTTTATCTTCCGTCCTCCCATGTTATTTTTCTTGGCCCGGGAAGAGCCCTTTTTCGATTTAGTCATCGCTAGGGAGAGGAAGCTAGCGTGGCGGCTCTTTCTTCTAAATAAGCCTCAAACCTCAAGACTAACTCTTTGTCTGGGTGGTTTTCCATCTCTTTGGACCAATTTACCTCCGAAGAAATAATATCTTTCGATATTGTGGTCTCATAAAACATCCTCTCATAGGATGCTAGATATGCCTTCCAGTCCCCTCCAGGCTGCCTAACGAATCCGTGCGAACAAAATTCAAAATAGTCTAGCCCAAATTGAATGGCGTCCCTTACAGGGACGTCAATCCTTTTGTACGCCTGAACAAGCTCCTCAACGGACAGAGGGGTGATCTCTAAACAATCATCACCATTAGCCATTGGTATAGAACCAACAGCATAAGCACAAGCACAACGAAAATTCCCGTTTGAAGTGGTAGTAAGAAAACCACCACTACGTTGTACCTTATTGTCCATAAACGCCAAAATTTCACCATCATCGGTGACATACAAATTACTACATAAAGACATACTCCACCA